TGCATAAGCATGTTTTTCTAGGGCAGAACCATATAATGCAATCTGCCTTTGAACTGGTGGTAGTAATGCTGATGGTCTTTTTGCAGTAGTTTTTATATCTCTAATGCAATCAGAATATTCTATGTCAACATATCCTATAATTGGTATTGGTAAATCTTCGTATTGAAGTTCAATCTTTTTTTGATAACTTACAGGCTCACCTAACTTTTTATAAAAAGGTATACCGATCTCTAAGTACCTTTCTATATTGTTATATTCTGTTTGAGTTTTCTCTTCATCAAATACAACACCCTGTTTTTTATTGTAGTTAAGTAAAGCCATGTATTCAGACTTAGCTTCTTCTATAGAGGTCTTATTACCAATCGCATGGTCTATAACAGTTCCTCTAAGCATTGCAGGATTAGTTGGTGATTTATGTTTAGCAAGATACCTAACAATAAATAAAGGTATGTCTTGTATAAATAGATTTATAGAACTGGCTGACAAGTGTTCTATTTCAAATTGGTCAAAAGGATTATTGGTATTCATTTTATGTCCTCATTTTATTACTTAGTGTATATTATATACCTTTTTTGGAATATTAATATATATCTATGCAAATTAATATTATTGTTTTATAATTCACATTTGGACTAATAATTATGAAATTAAAAAAATATTTAAGTAATAATAAATTAACACAAATGCGCTTTATACAATCTATTGAAAAAAATACAGGCGTAAAAATACCTCAAAGCACAATAGCTAAATGGATTACAGAAACAAGAATTCCAAGAAAAAAAGAAATGCTTTTGATTGTAGAAGTTACAAATAATAAAGTTCAACCTAATGATTTTTATGGAATTAAAAATGAAAGTAATTAATAAAAAAATTAATAGTTTAGTTTTATATGAAAATAATTCACGATTACATTCAGATGAACAAATAAATCAAATTGTAAATAGTATAAGTGAGTTTGGATTTACAAACCCTATATTAATTGACGAAAATCAAATGGTATTAGCCGGACACGGTAGACTAAAAGCAGCTGAAATTTTAGATTTAAAAAATGTTCCAACTATTCAAATATCAAACTTAAGCGAATCACAAAAAAAAGCTTATGTAATAGCTGATAATAAATTAGCTTTAAATGCTGATTGGAATGATGATTTATTACAAAATGAAGTTTTAAATTTAGTAAATGAAAATATAGACTTAACACTTTTAGGTTTTAATCAAAATGAAATTGATTCATTTTTAAATCACAATTTGAATGAGCAACTTGATTTTGAAAAAGACTATACAGGAAGTAAAGAAATACTATTAAATGATATAAATAAATTTGATAATAAATGCCCTAGATGTGGCTTTGAATTTGATAATTAAATGAATTTAAATTGGAATCTATCAGATTTAGATAAAATAAAAAAAAATAATATAAAAGTTTTAACTACTTTTAGTTGCGGTGGTGGTTCAAGTATGGGTTATAAACTTTCTGGTTGTACAGTTTTAGGTTGTGTTGAAATTGATCAAAAAATGATGGAAATATACAAAAAAAATCATAATCCTAAATATACATTTAAAATGGCTATACAAGATTTTAATAATTTACATGAATCTAAAATACCTAATGAAATAAAAAATATTGATATATTAGATGGTTCACCACCATGTTCTGTATTTAGCATGTCAGGTAAAAGAGAAGCTAAATGGGGTAACGAGCATTATTTTAGAGAAGGTCAAGAAAAACAAGTATTAGATGATTTATTTTTTCATTTTATAAATACAGCAAAAAAATTAAATCCAAATTATGTTATTGCAGAAAATGTAAAAGGTTTAATTTTTGGTAAAGCAAAAGGTTACGTAAAAGAAATATTTCATGAATTTATGCAAATAGGTTATGACGTACAATTATTTGTTTTAAATTCTGCAAAAATGGGTGTTCCACAAGCTAGAGAAAGAACATTTTTTATTGCAAGAAAAAAGTCTTTAAAAAAACCTAACTTAAGTTTAAATTTTAATGATGAAATTATTTCATTTAACGAAGCAACTAAAAACATTAAAGAAAATACAATTAGAAAAAAACTTTCACCTAGATTAATACCATATTGGAGAAAAGTTAATATAGGTCAATCTTTAAGTAGGGCTCATCCTAAAGGACATAATTTTAATACTATAAAAATTAATCCTTTATTACCTGTAAATACTGTAACTGCTAATGGGCCAACTCATATATTACCTAATGAGCCTTATTATTTAACTTCAAAAGAATTATTAAGAGTTCAAAGTTTTCCAAATGATTTTGATGTACTTAATCTTGATACACAATATATTACAGGTATGTCAGTTCCACCTTTTATGATTAAAAGAATTGTAGATGAAATGAAATTGCAATGGAATATATTATAATTTAAGGTCTTTAGCCCAGTCACTGTTAGTTTTAATATTTTTTTCTATTTTTTCTATTTTTTCAAAACTGTCTTCATATATTCTTTTATTCAACCAGGTTGAAGCGTGCGGTATAAATTTTTTACTTTCAATTTGTTTACTATATGAAACATATTCTTGTACTTTTTCTAAAAGTTTATTTTTATCATAAATTTTAATTGTTTTATTGTATGATTTTAATGCTTCATACTTATTTGTTTTTCTCGGATATAAGTTCCAAAAATTAATAAAATCACTATTATATAAAGTTTTTGTATTATCTTTAGTATTAATAGTCCGTGAGGACGCTAGGCTGTACTCTTTTTTGACCCTAGTGTCCTTAAGGACCATAGCCCCTAAATTTATATGATATCTATTTGATGTAAAACCGCCATTACTTAACATACGATGTTCAATTTTTAATAATCCTTCTTTTTCAAATTCTTTTATTGCAATACGAATACTTTTAATTGTTTGCAAACCAATCATATCAGCTATATGTTGATAACTCGGATAACAAGAACCTTTTTCATCTGCATAATTACAAAGTATTACTAGAATAAATTTTTTTGTAGGTGATAATCCAGTAACTTTAAGTGCTTTATTTAAATATTCAATTGACATAACATAATTATGACTATTTTAAATTGGTTGTAAACCTTTTTTGGACTATGCCAATTTTGATTAATTTAGTTTATAATGTATATTGTATAAAAAAACATTACAAAATATTACAAAGTATGGCTAATAAAAAAACTAAATATAAAAAAATTACATTGCAATTAAAAGAAAAACTTAGAGTGTTTTATGTTCAAGGAAACGTAGAACAACAAGGTTTTAGAAGATTATTTACTATTGAAGAATTAGCCAGTGATAATAATATATCAAAAAATACATTGTATAAAATTGCTCAAAGAGAAAATTGGAAATTTCAACAAGAAAAATTTCAAACAATTTATGAAGAAAAATTAAATGAAGAAAGAATAAAAGAGTTTGCACAAGAAGCAAAAAAGCTTGATTCAGCTTGTTTAAATATAGCAAAAGCGTTATTGGCTAGGGTAAGTAATGTTATTCGTAATTCTCAAAACGCTACTATAAAAGATTTCACACCACAGCAATTAGACTCATTAGCTAGTGCAGCTATGAAAACTCAAAAATTTGCAAAACTAGCACTAGGAGAATCAACAGATAATATAAACGTACATGGAAACTTACAAGAAAATGACTCCTTCAGAAGAGCTATGGAGCTGCTTGACTCAGTTGAAAACAGCAGAGGCACAAGCGATAACACTACGCACTGAATGGTTAGAAACAGCAAGAGATAAACAACTACAACCTAAATTAAAGCATTATATATGGCTTATATTAGCAGGTCGTGGTTGGGGGAAAACTAGAACTGGTGCTCAAGATATAGCACTCTATGCTTTACGCAACCCTAAAAGTAACTGTGCTGTTGTAGCACCAACACATGGTGATTTAAGGCGTGTTTGTTTCGGTGGTCCTTCAGGTCTAATATCTATAATACCTAAAGAGTGTTTTTTAAAATCTAGCGATCAAAAAGGATATTCATCAAGTGTTGCAGAAATAAGATTATTTAATGGTTCTAAGATTACTGGTTATGCAGCACAAGAACCTGAAAGACTTAGAGGACCACAGTTTCATAGGGCATGGTGTGATGAGGTAGCTTCCTGGCGTTACCCTGAAGCATTTGACCAGCTTATGTTTGGTCTTAGATTAGGAGACAATCCACAATGCGTTATTACAACAACACCGAAACCGAATAAACTAATAAAAGACTTAGTTAAAAGAGACGACTGTTTTGTAACAAGTGGTTCTACATTTGAAAACGAAGCAAACCTAGCTGACAGTGCTTTAAAAATGCTTAAAGAAAAATATGATGGAACCAACTTAGGTAGGCAAGAACTC